TTTTGGAGGCGATGTATTATACGTTGGATTAGTTACAAACAATATTGTTTTGAACTATCGTGACAAGCAAATAACTTTAGCAGGTTCAGGAAGTATGACTGCCGCAGACAAAACGGCTATCGAAGCTGCTCTTATAAGTGTTTGGGGCCAAGGTTATACTGACGCAACCATTGACGTAACTCTAAGTCAAGCGATAACAACGATTTCATAAAACTCGTTTTAGTCGACAATCTAAGAAGAGGTCATGAAAAATTGACCTCTTTTTTTTTTACTTATCTTTGTGTAAAAGAATACCAATGATAAATTCTGTAAGAAATACAGTTTTAGCTATACTTAATAAGAACAACTACGGTTATATATCACCGCAAGATTTTAATTTATTTGCTAAACAAGCACAGCTCGATATATTTGATGATTATTTTTATCAATACAATCAATTAATTAATCAAGAAAATGCTAGACTTGCGGGAAGTGGTTATGGAGATATTCGAAAAGGATACGAAGAAGTGATTAATATATTTTCAGAAACTAAAACCTTAACCCAAAACTTACTTAACCAATATTTCTTACCTTCTCAAACTACCACAGGAGATGATTATTATTTAATTAACAAAGTACTCTGCTTTAGCGGAGGGGTCTATCAGGGAGAAGCTGAAAAAGTTTCTAATACTAACATTACCCTTTTAACAGGATCTAATATAACAGCCCCTTCTCTTATTTATCCCGCTTATATTTTAGAGGGGTCTACTTTAACGGTATATCCCCCTCAGTTTAATGGCGCTACAGATATTCAGTCTCAATACATTCGTTATCCTAAAGATCCTAATTGGACTTATTTGAGTATAGCTAATGGGGAACCAGCCTTTAATCAAAGTAATGCTGATTATCAAGACTTTGAGTTATCACCAGATGACGAAACCTCTTTGGTATTTAAAATACTGCAATATGCAGGAATGTCTATAAGAGAGATACAAGAAGCACAGTTTGGTGCCGAACAAGAACAAATGGAAGAACAAAAAGAAAACTAATGGCATATTTATCTCAATATCAATATTATGAAAACGCAGGGGTTGCTCCTTCAAATGTTAATTGGGGCTCTTATCAATATGTCCCTCTGACAGATATAGTTAATAATTTTTTATTAATGTATTATGGAAACCATTCTTTAATTAATAACGAAGAAAGATATAAAATATTGTTTCACGCTAAAAGAGGAATACAAGAGTTAAATTATGATGCGTTTAAAGAGATCAAGGCTCTAGAGTTAAAAGTGTTTGATGACCTTACGTTTACTCTTCCTTCTGATTATGTTAACTGGGTGCGTATTTCACTCTACAAAGACGGGTATCTCCGACCTTTGACGGAAAACATTCAAGTTAATGCGGCGGTGTCTTATCTACAGAGTTCTACAGGGTCTTTAAGTTTTAATGCTGACGGGACTATTCAATTAACAGACTCTACCCTAGACACTCAAAGAGTGGCGGGATCACAGCAAAGCATCTATTTAAATAAAAATAACGCTAATGATGCATCTGATATTGCTTCGGAAAACCCGGATGCATGGAAAGATTATAATATAGGGGCGAGATATGGCTTAAATACTGAGACGGCCAACTTTAACCCTACATTTAGGATTGACAAGAAATCGGGAGTAATAAATTTTGACTCTACCATGGCTAATGAACAGTGTATATTGGAATATGTGTCTGATGGTATGGAAGGAGGAGATGACTCTTTAGTAAGTGTAAACAAACTTTTTGAAAATTATTTGTATGCTTACGTTAAATATGAAATATTAAACAACAAATTTGGAGTACAGGAATATATAATAAATAGAGCGAGAAAAGATAAAAGTTCTTTATTAAGAAACGCAAAAATAAGAATAAGTAATATTCATCCTGGTAGATTGTTAATGAATCTGCGCGGAGAGAATAAGTGGATTAAATAAAATGGCAAACATTCAAAGAAATTTTATCGCGGGAAGGATGAACAAGTCTCTCGACGAAAGGCTTGTACCGAATGGAGAGTATATAGACGCTTTAAACGTAAGGCTTGGTTCTACTGAAGCTTCCGAGATAGGGTCCGTAGAAAATTCTAAAGGTAATACTAAGATGACCAGTTTGCAATACGAGCAAACAGGGAGTATTACGGGAGCAGTACTGCTTAGCTCTGAAGCTAGATGTATTGGTGCTTATGAAGATGGCCAGAACAACAGAATATATTGGTTTGTTCATGACCCAGCTTATACAGTAGGAGAAACAGGAAAAATAGATATGATTGTATCTTTTAATCCTACTACTGAAAACCTTACATATCACATTATAAGTATAGACGATGGATTCGGATCTAACACTACATTAAATTTTAATCCTCAACATTTAGTCACGGGAATAGACTTAGTAGACGACCTACTATTTTTTACCGACAATATTAATCCTCCTAGATTTATTAACGTCACCCAAAACTATCCTAACCCTTTCTATGATATAGACCAAACTACTGCTGAAGAGTTTATGGTGGTAAAAAAACCCCCTATTCACGCACCCTCCATTACGCTTAAACAAGTAATTAATAATTTAGACGATTTTTTAGAGACGCGATTTATCTCTTTTGCTTATCGTTATCAATATGGAAATGGAGAGTTTTCTGCCACTTCTCAATGGTCCGCGCCTGCATTTGATCCGGGTAATTATGCTTATAGTTATTCTACTAATTTGAATGAAGGTATGATAAACAGCGTTACGGGCGTCAATGTAGTGTTTAATTCAGGAGGAGCTTTGGTGGAAAACATTGAAATATTGTATAAAGAAATGACAGATGATACTATTAAAATTGTAGACAAACTATCTAAAGACTTACAAGGGTTTGCGGATGATACAGACTACAGTTTTACGTTTGACAATAGTAAAATTTTCACTATTCTTCCATCTACCGAGCTTTTAAGGCTTTATGATAATGTGCCTACTAAAGCATTAGGGCAAACTATAATGGGTAATCGTTTAGTGTATGGGAATTATGTAGAGGGTTATGATTTAAAAGATATATTTAACAATCCGGTAAAACTAGAATATCAAGCAACGTTAATAGAAAATACCATTTCAACTATTTCTTTAACAACTTCTCTTGAAACAGGAGATTATACTTTTGGAAGCGTTCAGAGTATTCCTAACGCAGTAGGAGTGGTGAACTTTTCTAATGTAGACGCTCTTACTCAATTTAAAGCAGGAACTTCTTTTACTCTATATTTTACTTTTGAACATTCAAAGTATGATCCTACGGCGAGTCAACCTACTACCGAAACCTCAAATACCGAAGTTCAGTTTGCTTATACTCTGCCTCAAGATTATACTTCCTTATATGATTTGGTTGCAGCTACCGATTTTCAAGAAGCTATAGGTACAGCATCTAATATTAAGCCTGTTTATGATGCGGCGCATCCCACTTCATGTTCAGGGTTTACTTTGACGGATTTGGTAAATTGTTATGTACCCACTACCCAAACAACCTCGACCGGAACCGTAACTAAATTTTCAAGTGGCATTACTGCAGCAGGTGAGCCTATTAAAATAGTGGATAACACACCAGGCTCAAGTAGCATTAAGCTTCAATTACCCGCCATGAGGTATGTTGTCGATCCAACTATTCCCAGTGGGGGATGGTATGAGTATTATAAAATTATCTCAGTAACGGGAACTTTTAGCACCGTGTCCAACCCTAAAAGTTTACATAGCAATAGAGGATATGAAGTAGGTGTGGTTTATATGGATGAGTTTTTAAGATCTTCTACCGCATTGGTAAGCACTACAAACACTATTCAAATACCTTGCTCCAATTCTAGATCTCAAAACCAAATACAAGTAACCATTCCTTGGTCCCAAAGAGCTCCTTATTGGGCTAAGTATTATAAGTTTGTACTAAAACCGGATCAGTCAACTTATGAAACTGTTTATAGCGAAACCTTCTTTAAAGACCCTCAGAGCTCTAGCTACTACTTTTTATTAGAAGGAGAAAATGCGGCTAAAATAGAAACGGGTCAAAGGTTAATAGTTAAAAGAGATAGCGGAGGAGCGGTAGAGCAATGCGTTGAAGCTGTGGTAACTGACAAACAAGTTCAGTCTCCTGATTTTTTAAAAATTAGAAACCCCTTTGACACCACTACTTATGGCACTGAACCTCCAGACGACCCTTTTGCGGTAGGATATTACATTAGTATTCCCGGAGGAGCCTACATGGAAATTGTTCCTAATGGGTTTAACATCACTTCTTCCGAAACTGTTGGGGGTAGTAGAGTAGCTCATCCGGCTATCCGTTCTACATTTCCAGTGTATGTAAAAACTAGAGGATACCCCGTAGGGCGTGCTTTAGTAAATGTTAAAAATTTAGACCCGTCCGCTGCACCTACAGCGCAATATATTGATTATGACATCCCTGTTAATAGCCAAATAAATATAACCATTAAGCAAAGACGAGAAGGAAAAAAAGGAGGTCTATTGGGGGGTTGTGAGTCTAGATATAACACATATGAATCGCCTGATTTATTTTCTACTACAAATTATTCCGATTTTCAATCATGGTTTGAGGGAGATAATATTGGGGATTTAATTACTCAAAACAGTATAGTGGACAACGGAGATGGCAGCGCGACTACAAACACTTATATTCCCGGAACTCCTATAGATGGCACGACAAGCGGTTTAAATGTGAGTGTTCCGGCTGAAACTATAAAAGACACAGACCAATCCCCTTTTATTGCTGTTTCTCCGAGCACTAATACTTATCAATTTTTTAATGCTAATGATGGGTCCAAATGGCTTTTAGCTACTGGAACGTGGAGCTGTAAAGCTGGTGCTAATGTCTTTGGTGGGAATATTGGAGGGCATTCGTCTAATGTAGAAATGGAGATTACTGTGCAAAGAGCAGACCAAGGAGGAGTAGTGGTTTTTGAAAGTCTTCCCTCAGATGCATCTCCCGATATATGGTATGAAAACGACCTTAATTTTAACGTAAACGATAGCGGAGAGCATGAAGGAAATATCAGTAATCAAAACGTCCAAACTAAAACGGGGGCAACTATAGATACAGGGTTTTTTAATTGTTATGCTTTTGGTAATGGAGTGGAAAGTTATACCGTCAGAGATTCGGTGAAAGGACAAGCTTTAGCTTTAGGAAATAGAGTGACTACAACGTCAGGACAAGATTATAAAGAAGCTCATAGATTTGCTGACTTAACTTATAGTGGAGTATATAATGATGAATCAAACGTAAATAAACTTAATGAGTTTAACTTAGGGTTAGTAAATTATAAAACTTTAGAAGATTCTTTTGGGTCTATCCAAAAATTACATGCTAGAAAAACAGACATACTTACGCTCCAAGAAGATAAAATATCCTATGTTTTAGCCGGTAAAGATTTACTTACCGATGCAGGTGGGACAGGTTCTTTAACCTCAGTGCCTGAAGTATTAGGGCAACAAATCTCACGTATTGAAGAATATGGTATTAGTAGAAACCCTGAAAGTTTCGCGGTGTTTGGGGCGGATAAGTTTTTTACAGACGAGCAAAGAGGAGCTGTAATACAATTAAAAGGAGGAGCATATAACGCCGAGTCTTTAACGGTAATTTCGGAGCAAGGAATGAGGTCTTGGTTTAGAGATTTATTTCATAATAATTTTGATGCCCAAAAACTCGGAGGGTTTGACCCTTATATGAATGAATATATTTTATCGGCCAATAGCATTACGTTACCTTTTGTGGGTAATTGCGACTTGTGCGGCAGTTCAAGAAATATTGCCATTCCAGTAGGGGAAACTATTTCTTATTGTGTTGATGTCACAGAAGAAGTGGGAGCTGTAGAAATTGAATATGTTATTCCTACGGGGGGCAACAGCGAAATTATTAGTGAAGCTAATACACCGCTGCCTAGCGCTGGATTAGTTGCGCTAATGGCGGAAACTAATTCTGTGGCTTCTTCCGGAGGGGATTTAGTGGTTGAAGATTCTACTTCTAACAACACTTATACTATTAGCGCCTTATACAACGGGGCTATTACTAGTGTAACTGCAAGTGTAAACGGGGTGTTAACTGTAGCTAAAAATTCAGTCTATGCAAACGATATGACTATTGAAGTTTCTTCGGATAGTATTACCGAAGACACCATAGAGATTACTGTAAATTGCCCTACTCCCGACGAAATTTCTATAATTCAAGTAGGTATAGGAAGTAATGCAGACAGAGGAAAATTTATTCATAATCAATATAGATGGCAAGATGGTTTATTTAATTCCCCTTTACATAGTGAGCAAATGGAATTTGCTAGCGGAACTAACAATCCTTTAGTCGGTCAATATTTAAGTTTAACTGGGAGCCAAGGAGCAGGAGTAATTCCTGATGATGATGCTACAGTGATGATTATGAGTAACAAAATTAAATTTGATGATTATGATTTTAAACCCAACACGAATAATTTTAGATACTTAAGGTCATCTACCTTATACGGGAATATTACATCAGAGATTATCGCTTTATTAGCAGCGTCTACCAATGTTACCCCTATACAAAATAATAGCCCAGAATTTTCGGCAAACTTTACTATGCCGAGTGGAGCAACGGGAGATAACTTGTATTTAATTTATGATTACCGGAATTCTACTGCAGTTCAGTTGTGTTATTCTAGTGTAGATTTAAACGATGTATGTTGTGTAGGATGTAATGTGGAGCCTACTCCGGTGCCCACACCAGAACCTGCTCCACCAGAGGCAGGGTGTATTTCATACACTTTGGACTCGCCATCAACTTGTACGAGTTATGATGTCACGGCTAACGCTGATGACATAACAATTGATTTCACTAATTGTGATGGAAATGCGGATTCTATTACAGGGGTACTTGCCGGGAATTCAGTAGAGGTTTGCTCAACTACTACACCAACTACTACACCAGGGACCGGAACAGTAACACCAGGGGTTGTATGTGGAGGATCATCCAACACATTTACGTGGTTGGCGTGTAACGGTACTCAGCTTGAAGAAACGGTAGGAGGCGGAACAAATAGTGTTATTTGTGCTAGTAATATTCCTGTGAGAACTGTAGGAACAAGCGGCACGGTTACTGCAGGAGCTTCGTGTGAAGAATATTACTATTCAGCTATACAATGCGGTAGTAGCGGAACACGTGTGTTTTTGTCGGGCAACTCTAGTTTAGGCCTTTATTCGGTAGGGAACATAGTTTACTATGACGAAATAAATTTAAATGGGTCGAATATAGTTATAAGAAAATGCGCTACTATAGAAAAAATAAATTGGGGTAATGGAGGTACTGGAGAAATTGTAGGACAAGCATCCTCTTGTAAAGATAGTACCCAGTGCCCTCAGGACTTGGTGGACAATCCTGTATGGATGTTCGACCGCAGTCAAACGGGAGGTTCAGACGCCACTACCTATTTAGTTTGTAATAATACTATATTTTGTGCCGTTCCCGTCTTTACGTCTATTACTAGTTCTGGTAATTTATTTGCCAACAACACTTTATTTTTCTCGGATAAAGATTTCAATTTACCTTTTAACGGAGATAATAAGTATTATGGATTTAAAGCGCCTGCAGGAGGAACGAAGTATGCCACTCCTGGATTTATGGAAGGATGGGTGCAGATAGGTAGTGATGGAAGGGTAATATCATTCTATACATGTTAAAAATTAATTAATTTTACACAATGGCAACAGCTGGAATATACTACATAGACACTTTTAATTTTGCAGACGCAACTGCTGTCTATACAGATGCAGCTTTAACGACCTTTGCTGCAGATGGATTCTATCAGATGGGAGGGGTTACAGCGCGCCAGCAAGTAAGCGGTATTTTAAAGCCCGCTGAACCGTGCCCTTCATGTGTAAAACCTTCTCCGGACCCTCCCCCAAATCCAAACAATGCTTTTAAAGTTACAGACACAGTCACATCTGCAGTAGACTATGTGGTTTTAAGCGCTAGTTTTAGTGTAGGTCAAGAAGTAACCACCGACATATCCGCTAATTGTTGGCTTATAAATGAGTTAGCGGTAAACAGTACCACTAATGTTATTACTGGAGGATGTGCGCCAATCCCGCCTCCTCCTGCTTTATATTATGAAGTTGATTTATGCCCGGTATCAGGAAACTCAGGTGCTCCAAGTAAAATTTATGTAGACAACACTCTCACTCCTACAGCTTCCAATAAAGTATATTATTATAATATAAAGAATGCTTATTACAGATACTACAACGCCCAGCCTGTAAGTACCCCTCAAGGAAGCATTCCTTATATCGCCACAGGGTTAGCGTTAAAAGCCTTAGTGAACTGTCCAGCAGTAGTTGTTCCTTATTTATATTGGTATGCTCAAGAATGTAACAACCCTAACATAACTGTTATTATAAGAGGTCCTCTAGGGACTCGTTTTACAGTAGGCCAGTCGGTTAATATCTCTTCTACATGTTATGAAATAACTGGTGAAAGAGTGGGGTCGACAACTACTTATGATAAAGAATATTTAACGGGCGAAACTATATATACAGGTTGTACTTCTGGCGCCTCACCTTGTATAGCATCAGGCCCGGTTTATACTTCATTCTTAGCTAGAGAAACTACTACTAGCGTGTCAGAGTATGTGTTGTTTAAAGCAGGATTTAGTATTAATAATAATGTAGAAATTCAAACTAGTGGAGGGGTGCAGATTGCGGGATGCTATAAATTAGAAAGTCAGTCTACACAAACCACCTCTAACACTATAATAGATGATTGTCCCCCAGTAGTATCTTGTGCTATTTATACAGTTTCTGGGAGCGGCACATGGCAAAGGTGTATAGACGGCGCGGTTCAATCTGCCGACTTTAGTAGTAGCCCGAGCGAGGACGTCTGTGCGCGTCTAGGAACAGCTAGTTTTTCAGGTGGCGAATCCCAATCCGGAGTGTGTTTTCAGGATATTCCAATTAACCCTCCAGGCACAGGGTTTGACTATTTTACAGCACAGCTTTGTGATGGATCCGGTGGAACAATAAGTGTTAAAACAGACGGGGAGAGGCCGCCGGTAGGGGCAGCAGTACAAATAAACAACGGCTCAACATGTTATACGATAACTAGCACAGCAGGGTCTTCTTTAGCCACGGACGTTATTACTAACACTTCAGATAATTGCGATCAGTGTAATCCTCCACCATCTTGTCGCCAACTTTCAGTGACTTATCACACTTCTACGGTTGTTTGCCCTACAAGCGGGTATACTGTAACTTTTGCCGACACTACTGACTTAGCGACAGCTACTAAATTATTTAGCAGTGACGGGTGTAAAAGTAGTTCGCCTGCAAACTCAGGAACTTATTCTAACTCTTCAATATCTAGGTATTGGAATGGATCTACTTTTACAGGACCAACCACGCCGTGCACTAGTGGAGGAGGTCCTGCGCAAATAACAGGAACCATTACCTCTATAGACAATCAGATATATGGAAGTGCTTTAGGTGTGGGTTACACCCTAACAGGATCAGGAAAAAATGCCTCAACTACTGGAACATCGCCTTTAGCTATCGGTAATCCACCTTTTAATACAGACGTATCTGTAAACCCTGGGTTTAGTATAACAGACAAAAAAATAACATACAGCCCTACAAGCATTACACAATCCTCTTCTATTACAGTAACAGTAGAGGGAACTATTTCGGTAGACACTCCAGTAAACGTGTATAGTGTAATAACTTGTGGTAACAATATATTTTATACAGTAGACTCAGGCTCTCAAACTCTTTCGCTTTCGTCTATCATTCGTTTTCAACCAGATGGGGGTGGAGTAGCTTTGTGTGGAAAGGTTTTATCTACGACTTCTGGTACAAAAAATGCTGATTTTGTAGATTTCGTCACTAGTGATGGTTGTAGGAACAACTCATGTGTCTCGGCCAGTTTTGGATGGGGATCTCTGTTCTAAAATTTTATTTAGTATCTTAGTGTATAAAATTAAATCTAATGAAATCTATATTTGTGCAGATAGCTAGCTATCGTGACCCGGAGCTTATCCCTACTATTAAAGACTTAATCGAAAAAGCTCATAATCCAGAGAGTTTAAAAATTTGTATAGCTCATCAATATGCTGAAGAAGATGAATGGGATCGTCTAGATCAGTTCGCTGATGATGGGCGTTTTACCGTGATCCAAATTCCTTATCAAGAATCGCAGGGCACGTGTTGGGCGCGTAGTGAAATCCAAAACCATTATCAAGGGGAAGACTATACATTGCATTTAGATTCTCATCACAGATTTTCTAAAGGGTGGGATAGCGAGTGTATTAACACTGTCTCTAAGCTTCAAAAACAAGGGTTTAAAAAACCATTACTTACATCTTACTGCCCCGCGTATAATCTAACTACTGAAAAAGAAAGAGATCTTACCCCTTATGGTATGCAAATAAATATATGGAAAGATGGAGTAGCCTTATTTCATCCTTATGCTATGGTAAAAAGCGCCGCTCCTGCACCTTCAAGGTTTTATTCTGGGCACTTTGCTTTTACCTTGGGTCAGTTTTGCAAAGAAGTTCCTCATGATCCTTTAATGTATTTTTATGGCGAAGAAATATCTATCTCGGTCAGAGCTTATACTCACGGTTATGATTTGTTTGCACCCCACAAGCCAGTAGTTTGGCATGAATACACTAGGGAAGGTAGGCCGAAACATTGGGATGATCATAACCTGTGGTTTGAGCGAGATAATGCTTCTAAGGCCCGGGTGCGTCAGCTTCTAGGGGTTAATGGAGAGGTGTGTTCTCCGTGTAATAAAGACACTTTCAAGGAATACGGGCTAGGGGAAGTGAGAACTTTAGAAGAGTATGAGTTGTATTCGGGAATTAAATTTAAAGACCAAACTATTACTCATAGGTGTAAACAAAACTTGCCGCCTCCTGGAGTTGAAGGAGACTCTGTATACCATGAAGCAAAAGAATATCAGCTAAAATTAAACAAATACGACTTCTTGTATGAGGACACTTTTTTTGCAGTGGTTGTAATGGAAGATGATGCGGGTATAGTAGTTCACCACGACACCATAACTAAAGAGGAAATAAAGGCCCTTAAGTCCTCTACCCTACCTTACCTAACAGTCTTACGTCACATCACAGGGGTTAAACCTTTAAGGTACTTAATATGGCCTTATAGTCAAAGCCATGGGTGGGGAGATAAAGTGGTCAGTTATTTTTAGTAAATTTGTATATCTAAAATAATTATTATGCCAGATTATACTTTAACATATAGCGAAACATCTAAAGGGTGGCCTTCTTTCTATTCATATTATCCGGAATATATGGTAGGGATGAACAATTATTTATATTCTTTTTCTGGCGGGAATATTTATCAGCACAATACTAACCAGGTTAGAAATAATTACTACGGTGTTCAAGGAATATCTGAAATAACAAGTGTGTTTAATGAAGATCCGTTGACCAATAAAATATTTAAAACTGTAAACTTAGAGTCTGATACAGCTTGGTCTGCTGCCTTAGAAACAGATCTTCCTAATACAGGCCTTATAGACTATAGTTGGTTTGTGCAAAAGGAAGGAGATTGGTTCGCATACATTAGAACTGCGGGCGGAGATCCGGCAGCGTTAACTGAGTATGCTTTAAGGTCTATGAATGGGATTGCGCAGAGCTTATCTGTTACAGGAACGGTTAATACCCCTATTATAAACTTTGCTACCACTATAAACATAGGGAATATTCTCAGTATAGGAGACAGTCTTTATTCAGCTAACCCTCCTTACACGGACCCTACTCTCATAGGTACAGTTACGGAGATCGATATTGATTTAATAAACGCTATTAATAGAATAACAGTAGATGCGACTGTGGCTGGTGGGGCAGCGCCAACTCTTCAAGATTCTTTTATTTTATACATTAAGAATCAAGAGGCTGAGTCTCACGGAGTGTTAGGGCACTATATGAAATTTGTCCTGCAGAATACGGCTACCATACCTACGGAGCTGTTTGCTGTAGAGTCTCAGGTCATGAAAAGTAATCCTTAAAAATTAGTATCTTTGTTAATAAATGGAATTTAATATAAGACCATTGAACGACACTGACTATAAAGAAGTTCTTGTAGGCTGGTGGCGAGATTGGAAATGGACA